AGTTGGGATCAGTAGCGGATATCCCCTGTACGACTATGCGATTGGAGGAGGTTTTCGACGAAAGACCGTTAATTTAATTGGCGCTAGAACAGGTGTGGGAAAAAGTATGTTGGCTGGAAATATTGGTCTACATGTTGCCGGAGAGCTTGATATACCAGTTCTTTATTTAGACACAGAAATGTCGAATGAAGACCATTGGCATAGAATGATTGCTAATAAAGCTGGTGTTACAATCCACGAAGTAGAGTCGGGTAAATATGTCAAGAGTGATATAAAAACAAAGAAGGTTAGAGATGCGGCAGAAGAGATAAAAAGTATGCCGCTTCACTACCTGAATGTTTCAGGAAAATCTATGGAAGAAATACTTTCTATCATGAGAAGGTGGCTCATTAAGGTTGTAGGTATTGAAGATTCTGGAAAAACAAAACCTTGCCTTATTATCTACGACTATCTTAAGATGATGTCTTCAGACGGTATATCCGCAAGCATGAAGGAATATCAGATACTTGGGTTTATGATGACTGAAATGCATAACTTTGCAGTCAAGCACGACTTGCCGGTCTTGAGCTTTATACAGCTAAACAGGGACGGTATTGACAGAGAGACTACTGCGGCGGCATCTGGCTCCGACAGAATTGTGTGGCTTACTTCAAACCTTTGTATATTTAAACCAAAGTCTGACGAAGAAATAGCCGATGATGGAGAAGAGAATGGAAACAGAAAAATAGTTCCTCTTAAATGTAGACATGGTGGAGGCCTTGCGTCAGGGGACTATATAAACATGCTCTGTCAAGGAGAGTATGCAAGAGTTGTTGAGAAAGAAACTAAATATAATCTAAGAAAAGCTCAGGCTGAGAATGGCGGAGCTGATCTTATAGGTGATAAATTGGATGTTGAATTTGGTGATGATAATGATGATGAACAAGGTAAGACAGAAGAGCCAAGCTTATTCTAAGAAGAAAAAGCGTTCTTATAAGAGGGAAGACCTACAAAAGATAGGTGCTTTACTATCTGAAAAACTACCTGAGTTGCTTGAGTACTTTCAAGTTGACTATAGGATAAATGGTGAGATGGCTGCTGGGTGCTGTCCCGTGCACGACGGAGACAATCAGCACGCATTTAATATATATCTAGAACCTTCTGAAGAGTATCCACAGCCGGGGAATTGGAACTGTTGGACTCATAGGTGTCACGAAAGCTGGAAGCCTGATGTCTTTGGTTTTGTTCAGGCTATGCTCTCGAAGATAAAAGGCCAAGAAATTTCTTTTATGAAGACAGTTGATTGGATCTGTTCTTTTTTAGGAATCGACGAAAAGGGCTTAAAGTCTGTAAACCTAGCGGGCGATATAGAAAAGAGTAAATACCTTAATGTGATGTCAAACTTAAAAAAGAAGGCTGTTGACCAGAAGAGCGTTTTGTCCCGTGAAAAAATTAGGCAACATCTTGAAGTTCCTTCTAAGTATTACCTTGACAGAGGTTATTCTTTTGGTATACTAGATAAGTATGACGTTGGCCTGTCTAAGACAAATAAGACAAAAGACAGGGTTGTCGTTCCAATATACGATGAATCATATAGTGGGATGATTGGGTTTACAGCGAGAACGATACACGAAGGCGTAAAACCAAAATGGATACATCAACCCGGATTTAAGACAAAACACTGTTTATATAACTACTGGTTTGCTAAAAAGCATATATCAAAATCTGGAGTTGTTATACTGGTTGAAGGTCCGGGAGATGTTTGGAGACTTGAGGAGAATGGAATCAAAACTTCAGTAGCTATATTTGGTACAGCATTATCTGAAGAACAGATGACAATATTAGAAAGATCAGGAGCTTCTTCGATTATTGTAATGACCGATAATGACGAAGCAGGTATAATGGCTGCAAAGAAGATACACGAAAGATGTAAGAGATTGTTCAGGGTTTATTTCCCTAAGATTTCCGCATCTGATATCGGAGACATGAACGCAGACGATATCACACAAGATATTAAACCTATAATTGACAAGGTGACAAATCTATGACAAAAATACTAGGGTTATCAGGTAAAAAGCAAAGCGGAAAAAACACAGCTTCCAGTTTCCTTCACGGTATGGAGATGTTGAATCTGGCAATAGTTCCTGAGTTTCAAATCAGCGATCAGGGAAAACTTGTAATACCCGTTGAAGACAAAGACGGAAATATACAGGGTGCTATACTTGATTTAGAAATAAAGAATGAAGAGTTTTACAAGTATATGAGTGTGAACATTTGGCCGTTCATTAAAAACTACTCCTTTGCAGACATCCTTAAAGAAGTTGTATGTATGCAGGTGTTAGGGCTTTCCAGAGAACAGTGTTACGGAACAGATGAGGAAAAAAATACTTCTACAAAAATTAAATGGGGAGATGTACCAACACCTAATTCTCAGGTTAAAGATAAAAGTCTAACAGCAAGAGAAGTTATGCAATATGTAGGCACAGACTTATTTAGAAAAATGTACCCAAACGTTTGGGCAGATTCTACTATTACGAAGATAAAGAGAGAATCAACAGAGTTAGCTATAATAACAGATATCCGATTTCCCAATGAAGTAGAGGCTGTACAAGAGAATGGTGGAAAGGTAATCAGGCTTACCAGAGACCCGTCTAATGGTGAAGACCAACACCCCAGCGAGACAGCATTGGATGGATATGAAGGCTTCGACTTAGTTGTTGACAATTCGTCTCTTGATGCAGTAGAAACATCAGAAAAGGTTTACCACCAACTTATGAATTGGGGTTGGGTATCTACGGAAATAAATTCATGATAATAACTTATTTTAGATCTAGCTCTTATAACCAATATAGTATGTGCCCACATGCTTATTACTTGACGTATGTTTTGGGGCATCAATCACCTTCTGGCGTAGCAGCGGAGAAAGGCACAATCGTCCATAAAGTTATGGAGTGTCTAGCTCAGGCTAAGTTAGCGCATCAAGATGGAGAAAATCACTATATTGATGATCACTTTGGTAAGATGTCTGTAAAGGATCATGATTATGTTTATTCAGATGCTTTTGTAGAAGACCTTATTGAAAAGAGTTATGAGCATTACACCTCTAAGTCAGATCATCACTTCACTCCCAAACACCGCAAGGAATGTGTAAAGTGGAGTTATGATGCTATTACTTTCTGCAATGGAGCGTTTGACCCTAGAAAGAGAGATATAGTTGCTCCAGAAGGGTCTTTTGATTTTGAGATAGATGAAGACTGGGCTAAATACGATTACGAAACACCGGACGGCCAAAAAATTTCAGGTAATTTGTCAATGAAGGGGACTATTGACCTGATAACTAAAGTCAAAGATAATGTATATGAAGTAATAGACTGGAAGACAGGAAGAAGGCTTGACTGGGCAACTGGAAGAGAAAAGGATTTCAAGAAACTCACCACAGACCCTCAGTTAAGAATATATCACTATGCCTTATCAAAAATGTATCCAGATATTGATCAGTTTATTATGACTATATATTTTATCAAAGACGGAGGCCCTTATACTCTAGCATTTAATAAAAGCGATATAGAAGACACAAAAAGAATGATTAAGAAGAGGTTTGAAGAGATAAAGAACTCTGAAAGACCTAGATTAATTAGGTCTTGGAAATGCAGTAGAATATGTCATTTTGGAAAAACTTTACATCCTAGTGGTGCTATAAGCAGCTCAACAGGAGAACCCATGACAATCTGTGAGTACACAGCTAATAAAATTAGAACAAAGGGGATGGATTGCTCTTTAGTGGAGGACATTAGAGAGGGCCATCAATTTGATTATTACCAGAATCCGGGCGGTTAAGATGTATTATCCAAGCTTATTAAAAGATGAACAGTTAGATGAATTGATAGACATGCTCGCATTAGGAAACCCTGTTGCTGGCTCTGCGTTTATAAAGATATGCGAAGATATGAAAAACGCAAAAGAGTTTTTGAAAGAGATACTTCCTCTATTGGAAGATAATGAAGACATTTACAAACAAGCTAAACGTTTTATTGGTAGAGATTTATGAATTTTTTTCCGTTACATGTACACAGTCATTATAGTATACTGGATGGGCTTAGCAAGCCTTCTGACATTGCGAATAGATGTGAAGAGCTTGGCCTTGAGGGTTCTGCCTTAACGGATCATGGAACTATCGCCGGAGCAGTTTCATTTATGCAGGCGATGAAGAAGAAGGGCAAGAAG